CTTCTCCAATTACTAAGTCAGGCTTTGTCGAGCCCGGCGGAACTCAGATCAGGGTTGGTACAAACAACCAAGCATCTGACGCATACGTTCCAGCTTCTCTAATCGCAGCTTTCTATGATGCAGCTGCTGCTCTTGACGAGAAAGGAGTAAGCTCTGAAGGACGTGTTGCTGTGTTGAACCCAAGACAGTACTACGAATTAATACAAGGTGTTGGTTCTAACGGTCTTATCAACAGAGATGAGCAAGGTGGTGCGTTACAGTCTGGACAAGGTATCATTGAAATTGCAGGCATTAAGATCTACAAGTCAATGAACATTCCATTCTTCGGATCATATGGTACTAAGTACGGTACTGCATCTGCAACAAACCCCGGTGTAACAAGCCCCGGAAACACAGGATCATTCGTTGGTGAAGATGCAGAAGACGGTAGAGCTTCTGTAACTGGTATCAACAACAACTATGGTGCTGCTACTGACTTCGCTAACAGCTGCGGACTTATCTTCCAGAAAGAAGCCGCTGGTGTTGTAGAATCAATCGGACCACAGGTTCAGATTACTTCTGGTGATGTATCAGTTGTGTACCAAGGTGACGTGATTCTTGGTAGACTCGCAATGGGAGCAGACTTCCTCAACCCTGCTGCTTGCGTTGAGTTAATCGCTGGTGCTGCTACTGGATCTACAGGTAATGCTGCGTTCGGTACAACATATCCAGCTAACGCTTAATTTTTATTTTATATACGGGAGCTTCGGCTCCCCTTTTTTATTATGCCTTTTCCAACCACAAATGCAACACAAGAGTTGCCAGCTATCAACCAAATACTTACATCCTGTGGTCAGGCTCCTGTAACTACACTAGACCAAACCAACCCGGAAGTTGCGATTGCCTATGCTACCCTGTTACAGGTGTCACGAGAGGTACAATCCGAAGGATGGACTTTCAACAAGGAGTACCACGTTGAGTTTCCTACAGATAACAACAACGAGATACCGATAGCTAACAATATCATACAAATCAAACTTACAGAAAACGCACAGAACTCACCCTATCATGCTGTACGTAGAAATGGTAAATTGTATGACAGACAGAATCACAGATACACATGGGAGTATAGTCCTATTGAATGTGATGTAATCTGGGAATTTGACTTTATAGATTTACCAGAACCGATACAAAACTATATCAAAGCCAGAGCAGCAACCATTGTGTCCGGTAGAATTGTTGGTGACAACGCTCAATACCAACGGTTACAACAACAAGAAATACAACAAAGAGCTTTAGCAATGGAGTACGAAACAAGTCAAGGACAGTTTACTATGTTTGGACATCCACAAGACTCACAAAACTTCTATCAAAGCTATCAACCATTTCACGCTTTACAACGATAATGCCAGCAGTTACTCAACGAGTTAACGATTATCTTGGTGGAGTATCTAGACAATCTGATGATAAGAAACTTCCCGGTCAAGTCGAGGAGTGTATTAACGGCTACCCTGATCCAACCTTTGGTCTGACTAAAAGACCGGGGTTTCAGCATATAGCAAATCTAGGTACTGGCACTACATATGACAACTCTAAGTGGTTCTTTATATCAAGAACTGAAACAGAAAAATATATTGGGTGTATTACACCAGCAGTTTATACTAACGCTTCTCCTCCCGTCTTCCAATCCACAGGAAGCATTTTTATATGGAATGCTATCACAGGTACAGCAATAACTCCAACATACATTGGATCATCACAGAGCTACCTTACAGGATTACGTACAGATTATGATATACTAACAATACAAGATAAGTCTATCATAACTAATAGATTAGTCACAACAGCAGCCGTCACTGCACCTACTTTTACTCCTAACAAACAGGCTACAATTAGATTATCAGGTACATCTTTAAATACTACATATTCAGGAACTGTAAATGGACAAGCTTTTAGTGTAACTACTGGTAGTACTGATGGTTATGTACAAGCTTTAACTCAGATAAAAAATGCTATAGATGCTTTAGGTATCTCAGGTCTTACTGTAACTAGATTTAAAGATAATGTACACTTAGAACGTACTAGCAGCTTTACATTTACTGTTACAGGTGGAGATTTTGAAGATCAAGCTAACGGATTTCAAGATCAGGTTGCTACGCTAGCTGAAATACCAAGCGAATCTAAGCATGGTCATGTAGTTAAAATTGCTAACAGTGGTCTACTTACATCAGCTTATTTCTTAAGATTTGTAGCTAATGATGGAGTATCAGGAGATGGATTCTGGGAAGAAACAGTATCTCCTAGTGTATCTACAGGACTAGATGCTTCTACTATGCCACATCAGCTAGTCAACACAGCTCCTGATACTTTTGAAGTCCAACCAATACCATGGGTTAACAGAGTTGTTGGTGATGATGAAACTAATAAACACCCATCATTTGTTGGTCAGAAAATAAATCAGTCATTCTTTCATAATAATAGATTAGGTTTTCTATCTGCTGATACTGTATCTATGAGTCAATCAGGTGATTTCTTTAACATGTATCACGCATCTGCACAGACTGTAGTAGATTCAGACCCTATTGACTTGAGTGCAAACGCACTAAAACCTGTTGCACTTCATAGTGTATTACCAACTACCCAAGGTCTTGTACTATTCAGTGCTAACCAACAGTTTCTTATGTCATCATCTGATGGTATCTTAACACCATCTAAAACATCAATCCGTACTATATCTAGTTATGAAATGGATACGGTAGTTGACCCTGTTGATACTGGTACTGGTATTAGTTTTATAAGTAAGACACCTAGTTATACTCGTGTTTTTACGATGGTTACACGTGGAGAAAACCAAAACCCAATCGTGTCTGACATTGGTAAAGTTGTAAACGAATGGATACCTTCCACAATTGATACATTTATACCAAGTGCACAGAACCAATTTATTGCATTCTCTGGACAAAGTACAAGATACATATATTTCTTTAGACAATACTCAGAAGGTAAAGATGTTAAACTACAAACATGGTTTAACTGGCTTGCACCCGGTAATGTACAGACTATAGCAACAGATTCTGATGAATTTTTTGCTGTAACAAAACAAGGTGGACAATTTACACTGAGCAAAGCTAGCTTAAGTCAGAGCCCTGATGATGCTATTATTGTTAACAACGATGGTCAAAGACTAAATCCATGTATAGACTTGTATGCTCCAGCTAGCTCTGTGGTATTTGACGCAGCTGGTAACTTTAGTAAATGTTTTATACCTTATAATGATGCTACTAATCTAACACCTGTTATAATTATTAAAGGTACTACAGCTACAGGTCAGTTTATTGAATCTGGATTTACTATATCTCCAGAACGTGTAGTTGAAAGTGGTAATACATATTTTAAAGTACCAGTTAAAGACTTGACAAGTATTGCAAGTGATGTTATAGTAGGATATAAATATGACTTTGATGTCATACTACCTAAGACATACTATAAGATAGATGCTGAGATGAGACGCAGTGACTTTACTGCTAATCTTACAATAGCTCGTATGAAGTTTGCTGTAGGTCTATCAGGACTTATGGGTTTTAAACTTAAATCTAAAGGTATACGTCAAGGTAAGAAACAGTATACAGGTGATGGATCTACAACAGAGTATCCTTGGAATAGTTCAGATATTGATTATATAGATGATGACCAGATAAAAGTTACAGTTAATAATGTTGAAACAACAGATTTTACTGTTGATAGAACTGGAGTCTTACCTAAGATTATATTTAATACTGCACCAGTAAATAATTCTACTATACTTATATTTATTGATGAGTGGTATAATCTAAATCCGGTTGTTATAGCTGACAACTATTTAGCTAATGATATACCTATATCAGAACAAACTATATTTACATTACCTATACACCAGAGAACAGATAACTTTACATTAAGATTATTTAATGATTCACCATTTCCCGTTTCTGTAAACTCTATGATGTGGGAAGGAATGTACTCACCTAGATTTTACAGGAGGACATAATGAGTAGTTTAGTGGAAAAAGGAGCCGAGCTTGTTCTCAATTTATTTGGAGGAAATAAACAGGCTAAGGCTACTGAAGAGATGATAAGGCTTCAGAAAGAAGCAGAGAAAAAACAATATCAATATGATCTAGACTCTTACAATGCGGCAAAACAATCAGCGATCTCTAAACGTGATTATGCTATAAAAGAGATAGAATTAAGAGCCAAGAATGAAGGTAAGATAGCACAGTTTAAAGATGCTATGAATCAGGCTTCTTACAACTATAACATGCAGATCCGTAATCAGCAACAAGATCTGAATGATCGTATGTATGCCAAGTCAGAAGACGTATATGATAAACAGCTTAGTATAAATGCAGCAAACGAGAAAGCTGCAAAAATGGATGAGAGACGTAAGCTACGAGAAATTGAAACTGAAAAAAGATATGACCAGCAAGATGTATATTTAGAAGCATTAGAGGCTGAAGGAGCTATTAGAGCAAGAGGTCAATCAGGTAGATCAGTAGATAAAGCAGCAAGCGTAGCTGCATTAAAAGCATCTACAGCTTTATCTTTACTTGACTTATCTCTTGACAATGCAACTATAGCAGCACAAAGTGCAATCAGAGATATAGGCAGAGAACGTGTTATAAAAGACATAAATGCCTATGCAGCTAAAATGCTAGACCCCGGAAAACTACCGGAACCTATTGCACCAATAGCAACTCCACAAGCTGACTTTTTATACCCAAAAGTATTTGAAGACTATGACTTTGGACCAGCACCTGTTGAAGGTACTCGATTCTCACCATCTGCGGCAGCAAACCAAGTATGGGGTGCAACAATTTCAAGTGTAGCGGGTACAGTTGGAGACTTACTTGGAACAGCTACTAAAGATATAAGTAAATTATTCTAAAATTAAAATGGCAACTAAAAAATACTTAACCAAGTACGCTCGGGGAAGTAGACAATTACCTAGTGTCGATGGTGGCTTACGGGCTATGCAAATCCAAGGTGATAGGCAAACCAAAGCACTAGCTAATCTAAGAGATCAACAAAGACAAGCAGATCAATCTTACATCACAGGTATTGATAGAGCTGCTAAACTGGAAGAAGAAAACAGAAAACTTGTACGTAAAGTAGAAGTTGAAATACCAGAAAAGTTACGAGCTGAGGCACTCAAGCGTAATAACGACAGAGAGCAACAGGATTTTAAACGTCAAATCGACGAACAGAAAAAACTAGCAGATGTATGGGGAGCATTATCCCCTACACTTGCACGATCAGTTGGAAGAGCTGTTGGAAATGCTACAAATTATTTTCAAACAGAAGCTGGTATAGCCGAGTATGAACGACGTTTAAAAGACGGCACGATTGGCAGTATTACAAAAGTACATCAAAAAATAAAAAGTGATGTAGACTTTAAAGAAAATGCAAATCTAAGATTTAATGCTATAGATAGTTTTCTTAAAACTGGTAATCAGGATGATAAACAGATGTATGATTATCTATCAGGTATAGATAAACTTCATAATCCTGTAGCTAAAGAAATATTTTATCTTCAGCATGTTAAACAGTTTGACGGTTTTGAAAGAGACTTTAGAACTTTTCTTGATGAAAACAACATACCTGTAAATAAGAAAACAGTAGTAGGTTTATATCAGTTTCGTGTTCATGAATTAATGAAGCAGTATGGTATAAACCCTGATTCAGAAACAGGTTTAAAACTACAAAACTTTTACAGGCAAAAAGGTTTTGC